CGTAATATCAATATAATATCTTTTTGTTGGATCATTATATGTATCAGATAGAGGACTTACCCAGAATTCGACTGTTCCCTCATCATTTTTAAAAATAGATGTATTGTCTAATTGATAAGATTTTTTAGTATTAAATGTTGCACTTTGACCAAAAAGAGAATTTACACTATCTTGACTATGAAAAAAGGAGCCACTATAACTTGAATAAAATGTTGCACTATTTTCTATATCATCATTAAAATGAAATAGACCAGTCATTTGAGTTGTAGCCGTATTTTCTCTTATTCTTTGTGCGTCAGTAGTAATACTTCTCCCAGAACTTGGAAGAGACTCTCCTCTTCTTGTATCTAACATCATTTCATCATAAATTACTAACTCATCGATAATACCATTAAAAACTTTTGTGCCATTAAAATCAGAACCAATATATAAATCATCAGGATTTCTATCCCATGGCATAATTAAATATGTTGGAGAATTTACTTCATACCATTTTTTTGTTAAATAGTATGGAGCACCAGCACTTCCATCAATCTCTAATGTTAGTAAGCCGTTAGCAAAACCAGACTCGGTATAATTTGTATTTAATAGACTCCAATTAATATTATTGTATGTAATAGCAGCAGCAGCTATGTTTAATGTTGCTGTACTAGAATCAATAACTGTAGCAGAAGGATCTAAATCTACATCAGTTATAGTATAAGTACCAGCTATTGCTACTGGAGAAGTTATATTGATAGTCTTACCAATATCTTCTTCCCCAAATCTAGTATTAGCATCATAAAGCTTAGAAGTTCCCACCGCAATTGATCCCGTTGTTTCTTTTTGCTCAACTATTGAAAGAGCAACAGAAGCAAAATCTCCATTGTTTTCTACTCTAGTAATTTCCAAATTCTCTCTAATTTCCATACTTCCAGCAGGTCTAGTAATATCAGAAGGTGTAAAGGTTAAGAATATTTTATCTATTGTTTTCCAATATTTTGTAGTTGTTTGTGTACCTAATAAAGCAAAATTAATAGTTTCAGTATTAATGCCATCAACAGTTGTGCCATCTATTTTTATTCTATTTATCCCAGTAAAATCAAAATTTGTTCCTCTTATATCTATATCTAATTTCTTACCTAATGTGTCATTAGATGGCTGACCAAAGAAGGGATTGAAAGATTGTAATACTGAAGAGCCAGCAATTGTTCCTAAATTAAAGCCACTAGCAAAAGTGTTATAGCTATCATAACCATCTTGAATTGATATTCTGTCAAGAATTATTCCTGTTATAAGGATCTGAGAAACAGAAGAAGGTGGAGTAGAAATAGTTTTAATTAAATTAGTTGTTTTATCTCCCCACACATAAGTTTTTTCAACTTGCCTTTCAGTTGTCAATCCTAAAGTATATAAATATACATTGGTTCCGCTTGGATTAGCAGAAATTCCATTATATACTGTTATGTAGTTTTGATATCCATCAAGAGAAAAACTGTAGTCGTAATCTGTTACAGTAGATGGCCTTAATTCTGTATCAACACTTATTTCTCCAACACGAACACTAGTTCTTTCGATATTTGGGTCTATAGGTATTTCTGTTGTTACAGGATTTAAAGAATATTTTACATCATTTAACGAATCTGTTAAGTTAAATATTCCAACACCAACTTCAGTTAGCCGAATTTGAATAGCACTGTCAATTTGAGATACTATAATATTTCTTGTTTGTGTAGCAACACCATCTGTTGTAGAATCCAATATTACAAATTCAGCACCTATAAAAGTTGAGGAAGTAAAATCAGCATTATTATCTGTTACAATATTAGAACCACTAACTGTATTTAATGTAACTCCTCCAGTCGTAGGCTCTGTTGTGCTAGTAATTAAAAATTGTGCAGGATCCATAGTTGTTGTAGGTGTACTAGGTACCGCAATATAGCCGCCATATTTATAAGTATTTTGTACTTCTCTGCCATCTATAAAAAGATGTAATTCATCCCTCTCTTCAATAGTTCCTAATTTCCAAGAACAGGCAACATGGTATATTTCACCCCTCTCCCATTCTGTTATATCTCCACTTAATTGTCTGAATCTTCCATCTTTATCCCAAACATTAAGTTTTAAACTTCCATGACTATCTTTATATAAACTTAATCTATGTTCTCCTTCTTCAACACCAGTATCAAATATGTAGTGATAATTTCCTGCTAGAAAGTCAACGCCATCATATCCAATATTCCCATATCCTAAATACGCATCATATGTCATATTAAGAAAGTCATAAGCATCAACTGTAAAATCAAATCTTACCAAGTCATCTGTAGAAGTTATATAATCATTTATTTCATTTATCGGAGCAGTTGAGCCATATGCCTCATAGCCATCAGCAGAAATAGCCTCAATAACATCATGAAATTGTCCATCAGTTGTAATTAATCCTGTAAACTGCCTTTCTTCCGCAATTGGAGATCGCATTCGCATTCTCCATCGCTCACTTCCAGAATCAAACCATATGAAATATCCAGTCTCAGTATAAAAATTACCAGGTATTCCATAGTTTGACAAACTGCTTTTATTAAGAGTAAATGGAATTTCAGTTGGGTTATCTCCACCTGATCCAATAAAAATCTTATTTGTGCTTTTATATCCATCAAAATTTAAATCAAATGTTAAAGAAGCATCGCTGTCAATTCCTGCCCATTCTGGCTTGACAAAACATCCCAATGTCCCTTCATTAAATCGCATATTCTTTGCTGTTTTTATTTTTAAATAATCACCATCATCTGCGAAAAATAGACCATTGTTAAATTTACATCCAGCATATGTTGGGGAACCTTCAATTTTAGCAGATAAAGGGCCAAGACTATCTCTTCCAAGTATCCATTCTTGAAAAACTGATTCTGTAATTATCGGATCTACCTTAGTAAATTCATGTACCAATTGCTTAATTGCCGGTATTGTTGGACCTTTTGCAAAAGATTGTAAAACACCGCTAACACCATTTCTATAAATTTCCCTATCTAAATCATATGGTATATTTGCAAGTTCTTCGATTCCCGTTGATGCTCCAAAATTATCTCTTAGCGTGTTTCGCAGAGCACCATATCTATATGTAGCATAATAGGTTTCTCCAGCCTCTAACTCATCAGAAATGCTCCAATCTAAAGCATTATTTCCATATTCATAAGATATTAAAATTTCATCATATAAATATGTATAATCGATGAAAATATCGCCAGGAGTATAATCAATAATTAGATTAGCCCCTGTTTTTAATAATATTGAATATTGAAATTCAAGCCTTTGGCCAATTGCGGCTGTAGCTGTAGAAGGAAGATAAATCCTATTAGTTACATTATCTACATAGCCATCATTTCCAAATTTAAAATAATCTGTATCTGCGGAATTTTTAGCAGAAAATAATGACACATCACTACTAAGTTCTATAAATGATGTTAATGTTGAAATTCTTTCTGCGCTAACATATGGAGATCCAGCGTGACTTTGAACTAAAATACCACTGTCACTTATGCCATTATCCATAATAAAAATACCACCTGGGGCAAAAACAATTCTATCATTTGAAAATGTCGTGTCTGTTACAAAATCTATTGGAGTTAAAGATGTTCCCACATCAGTTACTTGATAAACATGTCTTAATGATGCAATATCATAATTAACATCAACAACACTATCCGTCCCAGAAATTACAACTGTATGAGCGACATCACTAGAATCTACTCTCTCTCCCACTTCTTCTAATGTGGTAAAATTAACAAGAGTATCTGTAATTGCTCCAACAGTAAAATTAACTACATTAGAATTTCTTATTCCTGAGCTTCTATACACATTATCTACAAATAGTACGTGATCTTGCTTTGTTTTTATTTTTCCATATTTATAATTAGCAAATCCAACATCTGTCGAGGCCCCAGAAGTTATAGCAACATATACAATACCAGATCTATAATTTACAATATAATCACCAACAGAATCAAGCATAGATAAGTTTATTGTCTCTGTGTTGGATGAATTATAAAATCTTTCTCTAGCAAAAATATTAGGCTCTGTAAAACTTAATGATGAGTTAAAAAAAGAACCAACATAATCTTCCGTAGCAGAAGCAATTAATGACTCCGTTAATTCTATTTTAAATACATCAAATGATTTACCAACGGGAGACAGTGTTGATTTAATAACCATTTGATCTTTAACTACTTGATTCAGAGCTACTTTTTCTCTACTTAAATCAATAACTTTAGGATCATTAACACTAGAGAAATATACTTCATTGCCGTTTATTCTAGTTACAGGATAAACTTCTCCAGTAGTTTCATTAAAAATTCTAAAAACTTCCGTGACCGGCTCATTTATAGTCTTTAACCCCGATGTGCCTAAAAGATTATTATTTATTCTTTCATCTGTAATTTCAACATGTGATTTGAGTTGGAAGTCTTCATTTTCTGCAAATGTATCTTCGTAATTGAATTTAATTGATGCAATTTCACCAATCAAATCTCTTTCTGATGAAGCAGCAATATCATTATTATCTGAGTCAAAATTATAGTCTAACCTGTTCTCAAATATATTTTTATATAAATATGTAGCCACAGGTGGAACAGATGTTGTACCATCAACACCAGTTCCATTAGAACCATATACATAAACTAATCCCGTATTATAATTTATAGCATATTCTCCATTATTTTGAGGAAGACCAGATAAGCTAAATGGTATCTCGCTAATAAATGCTGGATGATTTACTGTTGAATCATAATTTTGTGCCGGGTCTAACCAAGTAACTCCATCAGAAATAGCAACATCTCCGTTAGAATCAACAATAGGAGCATTGCCTAGAAAAAATGTAGTAGATAGAGAGGAAATTGTTTCTCTAGTTGATGTAGTTATGCTAAAAATATCTAAAGAATCCTCATTAATAATTCTACCTTTATTTTTATACTTATAAGTAATTTTAATTAAATCATTACCTTGCGGAAAAGGAAAAGCGCCGCCCACTCCTTCACTATTTAACTGTATTTGTTTTGTCGTTAAATTTGCAAATTTATAAGCATTGTCAGAATCATATTTTGATTCTAAAAGTCCATACCTGTAAGTGTCAATATCATAAGTGTATTCTATTGAATTTCGTACCAATATAATTGAAGAAACACTAATTATTGGGCCTTTAGCAACAGTTAAAAGAATTCCATCAAATTGATTCGATGAATTTGATGTATTTGAAATTTCCTCATTTGTTATTGTTATTTGTTGTAAAGAAATGGGATCACTTGGAAATGAAGAATATTCAATAGATCCTGTTAAATCAGCTGCAGTAACATCTCTCCCAACTCTTGTTACTGTAAAAACACCTTCATTGGAAAATCTATCAAATGGCCCGTTACCTCTAGTTATTTCCTCATCAGCAACTCCTATGGATACATAATTAGAACTACGTACCTCTCCAACTGATTGTTTTGCTGTTAAAATCTCACTAGCAAAAGAATCTACTAGGTCAGACAATAGAGTATCTTCTGAGTCATAAATTCCTGGAAGGCCATTAAAAATTCTGTCTCTTACTTCATTGTCTTCTTTTACTCCAGTATAAAAAACAACATTTACAAATCCATCTTCAATTAAAAAATCTTCTGCTCTGGCATTTTGAAATCTTTGAGTTGTAGTAGATAAAAATGTTGCCTTGTATAGAGCAGAACCTATCATTGGCCGAGTTTTTATTGTCATAAGAGCAGAATCAATAGTAACAGATTTTATAGTTAAATCGCTAGTAGTAGCTCCTTCTATTGTTATATTAGAAATGCCAATATTAGGATCGAGGCTTGATGAAAACGACACTAAAATTGTTGTACTATTTGAAACTGTAAGGTTTAAAATCCTTAGATTTGCCATTTATATTTTCCTTATCTTGACTCCACAGTAACTGTTACAGTTCCTGCTGCTAAATATTCATTTTTTTCGGCAACAATACTTAATTTTGATCCAGTTACATTTGTCTTATTAAATTGTATAATTCTAATTCTATCTAATCCATCAACATTATAGGCATTATTTACAATATCTGATGAGTCTAAGGTTGTACCCAAAGAAGTAGCATTTAATGTTGATGCTATATTATTAGCAACATTTTGCCTAACAGTCTCAGAAAGATCAGAATAAGTTGGAGAAACTACTATATATGCTGTAATATCTAATTCAACTTTAGTAGCTGCCTTAACTAAAACATCAGAAGTTACTGGCCTGACTTCTTCAATTTCATTTGTTCCATCTACTAATGCCTTATTATAGTTATAATTAATAGTAATTCTCTCTCCATTTTTCGGAGCAGTATAATTATAATTTACTAAATATGTATCATTTTGAGCAGGTTGATTAAATGTCTTTACTATAAGATTTCCGGAAACAGTACCACCTGAGGAAAAACCAGAAATTCTATCAATCCCCGAAATATAAACAAAAGCTTTATTGGTAATTCTTGTTCCATCTCTAGAGAAGAAAAGTTCTTCTTCATAATTTGTTTTAACATAATAAAATTCTACATAAAATTTTGTACCAACTGGAAAACTAATAGTTTGAGCACTTGATAGTCGCATTTGAGATCTGCTCAAAGTTGAATCAATAGCAGCTTCTTCTTTGTCCCATATATTTGTTAAAATAGCATAATTTTTTAAATCATATGTTGCTATAAAAGATGAAATATTCCCGGCAGCATTTTCAGTTACTTTTTGTAATTTTACAACTCTACTTACAGTTATGTTGCTTGGAACTGAGACAGTGCTTGATAATCCCTCATTTGTTCTAATTAATGAGGCAAAATCTAATGTGTCTTTTGAAGTAACAGTAAAGACTCCAGTAACCTTATTTGATGCTGATCCAACAACACTTAATAATCCGTTGCCTCCAATATTTTCTGCTGTAATTTGTATTCTGCTAGGAGACCGTCTAACATTTTTAGTTATTATTCCGGAAGAATACTCATTTTGAAATGGCTGATAACCATCAACTACACTTACAAATCCATTAATGCCATCACCAGTAATAGGAAGTTGAGTTATGTTCATTTGGGGAACCAAAGTGTCAAAATCAGCAACATAATTAATTAAAACTGAAGTCCCAGCAGATAATGTTTTAGTTGGTAAAGTAATCTTTTTATTAACAATCCTTCCAGAAGAATCATAACCATCAAGATTCATATGATCAGTTAAATTATATATCGCACTAACACTGTCACCTGTCTGAGCTATAGTATCAGATGGTAATGTAATTTGCATGTTAGAAAAAACACCATCTCCATTTGGGGTATTAGTGTAAACTTCAGGAATTCCGGCCAAAGTATTATCTCTAATTTCCCACAAATTACTAACGGCATTGCTCACAGTAATATTTCCATTCGAACCAACAACAGATGTCTCTGTAGTAAATGTATTAATAGATAAAACTCTACTAACCTCAAATTCAGTTTCAACATATCTAGAACCATTAGATTCTACTATAATAGTTCCTATTTCACTTCTAATATAATTTGCCAGACCCCACTCTACAGAATCATTATTAGTATTTAATCTATCAATACGAGGCTCAATACCATCATAGTCTATATAAGAATCATAAGAATGTACCCAAATATAATCTACTTGTAATACATCACTAGTTTTTGGCAGTGTGCTGCCACCAACTCTAATTACACCACTTGTATTAAGTTCTCCTGACTCCCCATTGGGATTTTGATCTGCCACGGTATATCTCTCGCCAGTAGTTAGATTGAAAACTCTAGTTACTGTTCTTATAGGAGTATGATTAAGAGTCATATAGGCACTTCCCGAACTAATAACGGGCGAATTCTCATCTGTAATAATAATATCTTGCTGTATTGAAGGGATTTTTAAAACATCTGTAAAAGATAATGGGTCAACACTATTAAATTTTGATTTTGTTTTTGACTCATCTTCTAATTCTATAAAATTGGAAATCCAAGAAAACTTGTCTAACCCAAAAGGACTACCTCCAGCAGATCCAGTGTCTTTTAGTAATTTGTAATTACCACTCGTTATTCCAGCAGAAGAGACAGACTCTTTAGAAAAATTTGTACCAGAAGATGTCCCTGTTACTGAATTAATTGAGATAATAGGTTGATTTGGAACTAAACCATCAGCCGACAAAGCACTTACTCTTCTAGTGTTTATAGTTAAGCTTGTGCTGGGTGTTAAAGACGATTGGCCCATAATAAAATTATTCAACTCCTCAGTTGGATCATTTAACCCACTTTGATCTCTATATATAAAAGAATCAGTTCCAGTCTGACCATTTTCTCCCATTACATAAATATCTACACGGCCTCCAGATCCAGGTTCAGACACAATTGTTTCACCATCAGAATCAACTGATGTATCTGTCCCATCTCTAGTCATTAATGGATCTCCCGGCTCAATAACTAAGGCATCGAGAATTTCAGAAATATTTAAAATTATACTTCTATATCCAATAGATGTTCCAGTATTTGATCCAATAAATGAAGATAATATTCTTGCTCTAAAAGCACCATCTGTTTCTAAATCAGAGCCGCCAGTAAATGAGGTGATATTTGTAATTCCATTAACATTTGGCATACTATGTGAAATTAACTGATAAGAAGAAATATTACTTGCTGAACCAATATTTTGCGATTGAAGTGTTACTTCTATTGCGTATGTGTCAGATAGACCGGCCAGCTCCAACTCTGTAGAATATCTATTAGCAGTTGATCTTAAAGAATTAGAATCTGTTGTTTTTATTGAAGTAACTGCCGTTGTTACAAAAGTATCACCGCCTCTTGTTCTTCCAATACTTCCATCTTCTATAGTTATATCAGTATCAAGTGATCTAAAAGTTAATAATCCAGTACCACTAGATTTTGAGCCAGTTCTCCTTGATAATCCAAAGTTGGCTCCAAGATTGGTTAAATCATCTCCAGTAACATTAAAAATTGATTGTAAATCTGCTATATTCTTAAGCTCATCATATACTTCTGCAACTTGTGCAGAAATTGCATCAATTATATCTCTTGTTACTGAACTTGGTTTAGTGTCCAAATTAGGTTGTGATAATCTCAATTTTGAAATTATATTTAAAACAATATCGTTAAAACTTCTATATGTTACCATTATTTATGTCCTCAATGTAAAAGATTCTTCAACTGTAGTAAGTTTCCTTGTCAACACAGAAACAGTTACTTCCCACTGTGTTGGATCATTAGCATTTCTTATAACACTAATTCTTAATATAGAAGCTATTTGCTCTCCAGGAGATACATATTGCCCCTTGCCTTGCTCATTTTGTAGAGCTATTAAATTAGTTAATGTATTTTGTAAAGCTCTCGTTGCTTCTATTTCAGTATGAGAAGCATCTAACACTTGCCCGACGATTCTAGCATTAATAGTGCTTCCAATCCATCTATGAAATGGATTAGAACCAATTGGAGTCAATACAGACTTAACTATATCTTGAGTAAGTTTTTCATTATCAAAAACAGTCTGTAATGTACCATCGTTATTTATATTTAAATCGTTATTTGCAATTTTTAGATCAAATGACATTCAATACTCCTTATGACTTTTCAAGCACTTTTTTTAATAAGTCATCTATGCTTGGATGTGAAGCTGCAATATCTTTACTAATTTTAGGCTTCACTACCTTATTTTTCTTGTCAGTCTTTTTTGTTCTTTTTGTTTTGTCACCGTATACGTCTATCTCTTTTTGTAAAGCACCGTAAACACTTTTAACAGCTTCTTCTAATTTTGAAAGAGCTTCGCCAGCGGAAGTTAATAAAGCAGTATCCATGACTTCTTTTAATACAGGATCTGCTGCCATATCTGAGTGTACGTGGTCATCTAACAAAGCAACTAAATATTTTTTATCAACAACAAATAATCCAATAATAATACACACAATATCACAAATTGAAATACCTAAAAATTCCCCAGTCATCATTTCTAATTCATATCTTAATTTATCTGCATTAATAGCATTATCTTTTATTTTTTTATCCACCTTAGCCAATTGTTTTTTATGAAAATCTAATTCAGAGTTTAAAATTGAAATAAATGGGGAGGTCAGCGCATTTGAAGATATATTATTAATTAAGGCTACATTTTTTCCTTTAGTTTTAATTATCTGAGAACTATCTGTTGGCAATAGGGACAACAAAGCCTCTGTTTCAGCTACTTTTTGTTTTATTACCAATGACTCCATTCCCAATTTTGTACCAGCTTGAGCTTTTACATTAAATGATTTAAATGCTCTTTTCCCAGATGGATCATCTTTTGATAATTTAGAAGAGGGAAAGAAAAAAACTAAGTTCTTAGATATTATCTCTTGTCGTTTTAAATTTAATTGATGCCATTTTTTTGCTAGCTGCCCTAATGATGATAGCATTTTATTAATAATAACTGCCTCTAATAATGTACCAGAACTAGGAAGTTTTATTCCTAACTTATCTAAAGAAACTTTTGTCTCTTTAAAATATGTACTATTAGCTGTCGCGTTAACCATTCTTATTCTTATAACAGATTCAATAAATGGCCTTTTAAGAGTCGTAGTAGAATTTATCTTTTGTAAGTCTGGATTTAAAACAAATGGTTTAGATAGTGTATTTTTTTTAGGATATATGTCCCACAATGGTTGATATCCTAGTCGTCGTTTTCCGGCCATTGTAACAAATGGAGTAAGTTTTTTATATCTATATCTGTTTTTAACAATATCATCTTCTATTAATGTACTAAGAATAGTAGCAGAATTTTTATCAACCATTGTTATTCCCATAGGCTTATAAAAAGCTGCTACCATTCTATAAGACATAAGTTCTGTTCCTAAAGCATTCTCCATATCTATTAAGGTATCTTCTCTATCTTGAAGTTCAAATTTTAATTTTGTATCTGCCCCACTAGCATTTTTTACTTTAAGATTGGCAACTTCCTTAGCGTCTTCAATAGATATTTTACCATTTATTATTGGATGTTCCGATCCATCAGATGGCGCAACATAGCCGGGAGTTAACCTACTTACATTAGATAACTCCTCACTTAATTTCTCACCATCCTTTCTTTTTAATGTAACAAACATTGGAAAACCTATTAGTCTGTAAAAAGCATTAACTCTAGATTCGTTGGAAGTTTGTTTTGTACCCTTTTCTCCATCAGATTCTGATATAGTGACAGATCTAATGTTGTCAATCTCAGATAATATTTGTTTTGCGAATTTTATAAGATCAAAATTAATCATTTGCGCCTTCTCCCATTGGTTCGGTTGAATCATCACCAACATGCTCTCTAATGTCAACAAATCTGGCATCAACAAATCTAGTTTTAAGTGAAGTTCCATCAAATTCATTCAAAAAGCTTCCGCCCACCTTGGCTGATACTCTAGCTAAACCCTTATTATCACTAGTGAGATTGGCAGAGTAAACACCTGTTAAATCTCCATTAGAATCTATTTCTTCTGTCACAGAAGAAACAGTTCCTGTCGTAGAAAAGATTTTCACATTTAAAGTGCCGGAAGGTAATCCAATGCCAATTATTCCACCATATTTATCAATAGGGGTAACAGATACTTTAACATTATTGCTAACTGTCTGAACAGAAGGAGTAGCAGTTAGCAAAGATGCTTCTAAATCAATAAGATTTGGATATATATTCTTTGCTAAGCTTGTCATGTCATTATTTAATCCATTTAAAACATTTGTGATACAAACACTTGCTGTTGAAATTTTTGCACTAATTCCATCCGGATCTGCTATAACATCAGCATCAGTAATATTCTCTAATGGGGCAATACAATTATTTAATGTACTTAGCGTATTAGAAATATTTGGCAATGTGGGAACTGGTGGAATTGGGAATCTTGCTTTAGTAATCGCCTTAGTGGCTCTAATAGCGGGATGACAACCAGCGCCAATCTGATTATGTTTCATTAACATCGCATGATTGAAATCTAATTTAAAATCTCCATTTACTACATCAGTTGGTGCAGAATTTAATTTATACCAAACAAGATTTTTAGTTGAAGGATTCAAGGAAGTGCTTGCTGTCCAAGCACTTGTTGTTGTTCCATCAAGTACTACATTATTAGCATCATAAACACTTATTATCTTCCAAGTTCCAGCATTAGTCAAATTAGTAGGATCTAAAATTGTAACATATCCGTTAACATCAGAAGATGTAAAAGTAGCAGATGCTGAACCAAAACGAACATATCTTCCAGTAGCATCCACAGCAGTTGGAATACCAGATACATTATAAACAGATGAAAGATATCCATCAGAAAATTGAGTTGGCTCCAACTGAGTAACTTTTAACATTCCACCAGAAAAAATTTGAGTAACAATATATTGTGTACCTGAACTTTTTGGAATTGTTAAAACATATGGAGCATCTGCAATTTTGGTTATGCTAGATAAATTAGCATCACTAGGAAAATAATCTGATAATGTTGCTAAATCTGTGTACTTGGAAGTTGATGAAAAATATGTTTCATATGAACTCCCTCCAGAAAGATATGTTTTTAATACGCCATCATACCCATCAAGATAATAATTTTTTAAAACATCTGGACAAACAGATGTTTCGCAACAGGGATCATCATCATCACAAGGAAATCCCATTGCTAAACTCAACAAAGCTTGAATCATTTCAATGATTGGTTCTAATGGAGCCAATATTCCAAGTAAATTTAATACCTCTTTAATCATGGCCGTAATTTTAAAAGCAAGAGCAGCAATCGCGTCATCATCTTCGTTCTCTATGGCATTTTTAATATTTAGAATATTAGCTATAAGATTTTGAATTAAAGGAATTAGAACAGTTATCATATATGTTACAATAGCAATTATAATCTTTATTAAACAAATAATATATGCTAGAACCGCCAATTGTGGAAGAACCAAAATTAATTCCGGAATACAAACACCGAATAATTTAATAATTGCTTTTATCAAGGCAAAAGGATTTGTTAAGGCACAGATTATTTCTATAATACACATAATGACTTGAAGTATTGCCACTATTATAGCATAAACTGAAGCAAACATGTTTAATCCTCGTTGAAGATCTACAACAATGTCTCCCAAGTTCCACATATCTGGAGGAGGCGAAGCCTGTAAAGTTCCACCACCAGGCAATTTACATTTAGTAGTTTTTACCCATTCTGTATATGTTAATCTTTCATCTTTTTTTGGTTTTTGTAAGTCTTTATTATCTGCCATTCTTTCTCCTTATGTAATTGGCTTTCCGGGAATTCTAAGCATTTCTCTGCTCATATCGTCCTTAAAAAATTTAATTCTTGGAGCATCAATAGTAATAGCTGCTTTGCTCTGAAGATTCAAATCTCCTTTAGAATTTATATCTATTCTTTTAGATGAGTCTAATGTAATTCCAGAATCATCTATAATGATTATTTGATCGGCGGTTTTAGTTGTAGAGCCCTTTACTCTAATAACTACTTTTCCTGCCCTAAATCTTTTTGTATCTTTTTTTAAACCTTGTGTTCTAGATACACCACCACCAACAAATCGTGTATCAGTTTTATCCGAAGAACTACTTCCAACATAGTCATAGCCTCCAACTTCTAAAAACACAGAACCATCAGATTGAATTATAGCACTTCTTCCATATCTGTCTCTACCTAATCTAGCCACAATGCCACCGGCAGTATCAAGCATCCAAGAAACTCTGTCAACTGTATTAGCACCCAATGATAACTCAAGACTACCATCTAAACTAGCTTGTACACTTCTTCCACCAGCATTTGGATAGCTACTTAATCTTCCCGCATCATCTCTACTAATAATTTTGTCCAAAGCCGTAGGCTCTTCATTGTCTATAGAAGAACTTACGGCACCACCATCTGCTGTAACAGATGGAGGAGAATTTGCTGACACATCTGTGCTAACTCTATTCGCATCTTTTTCCAATAAAGTAGCGGCAGTTTTTGTTATATCATGAAAAGCAGTACCTGCCTCAATTTCCTTAGGTTGTTCTGCTGCCTTAGCTTCATTCCATCCAGCAGAATCTCCAGATAATCTATTCTTGTACTTTTGACCAGAAACACTGATTCCTCCGGGGCCAACCTGGTCTAAGAAAATATCCTGCTGATTTTTCGCATCACGACTAATCGCTAATGAATCTGTTGTATTTATTTTTTTAGGATTACCATCTGAGTCAAACTCCAAAGAACTTGAGTTTTCAGCACGAGCTAAAACAGGAACATTCCCTGTTTCTGATGATGCTGGGATATTAATTTTAGTTACACCCTCTTTGTCAACAGCTACAGACCATTTACTCCTGTCTCTAGAATTATTTTCTGACAAGTTGGGTTTAGGAGCGCCTTTTAAAGTATAAGGTTTAATATTATCTGATCTGAACGAATATCCTTTTCTAGTATTAATTTCTTTGAGGAAAACTATAGTCCTTCTGGCATTATATTCTAATTGTTCATAATATTCTTTTTCATTTTTAGCACTAACTGCGGGCAATTTAGACTTATTCAAATCTAATGGGTTTCCAAAAAAATCAACTAATGTGCCATGAACTATTTCGATTAATTCATTTGGGTGATGTAAAGACATGCCAAGAACATTATTTCTTCTTTCATGTCTATTATTAGGGTCAACTTTACTTAATACACCCTCTTTTAATCTTTTAATTTCATCACTACTATTGGAAACAGCAAATTCACGGCCATATTCAAGAACGAGTTGTCTATTTTCTACAAAACCAGGATTTCTAAAATTTTTCTTATTTACATCCTTAATTGAGCCTTGTTGTCCAGGAGAAATGATTTCCACAGATTTTAAAGGATCTCTGCCTACTTCTTCTAAAAATTGTTCATAATCTGGATCAGTTAATGGACTAACTATAACATCCAAATCGTCTTCTGATTCTAAATTAGTATCTCTTCTAACCATACCATTTACAAAAAGACCAGCTTCAGAAATTATGTATTGAGTTGGCGGAATAACATTAATTCCGACTCGTGAAGATCGCGCAGAATCTCCACCAAGAAATGTTCCCTCACCAAAAGGATTGAAGGTTTGAATATTTCCTAAATTGTCTAAATAAACACCATTACCCTGAGACCCTTGAAGAAAAATTTCGCCGCCATCAATTTCTGGAAAAGGTAACATGTCTATGCTAACATCATCTATGCTTCCTATATCAGATGCGGAAAGTGCTCTTAGTGGTATAGTTGCTAAAGGTATATATCTTTCATATGATCCTCTATCTACGACAATAATTGTGCCTGGTCTAATACCTACAAAAACACCCTCTCCAAGTCCAGAAAATGGATGTGGAATGGATAATGTTGGACCCGGCTCCCCATCATCAGTCCAAATTGTTTCAACCGAATTTTGAGAATAGTCTACGCTTGTTACAGCTACTGTTCTAAGATAATTTCCTTCATGCATTTTTCTTTTTCCATCCACCAATTGGTACAGGTCTTAGTCTAACTTCTACTACTGTTTTTAATGTGCTATCAAGCGCCCAAGATTCGTTATTTGCCACTATACCTTGTTTTATTAAATCTCTTTCTAGCTTACTTAATTCACTTAAATCAAGTGTCTGATTAATCATTTCTGTATGAACTAACTTAGCATCAATTACATTTTTATTAGAAGAAACTCCTCCTACACCTGCAGTAGCGGCAGCAGCTCCAGCAGCGGCAGCAGCTCCAGCCCCAATAGGAGCTTGAGTAGGAGAAGGATTTTGCTTTGGCGATGCAAACCAATTTTTAACCGCATCAGTCTGAGTTTTTTGTTCAGATTTGTTGTCGCCAAAACCCATTATGTAAATCCTTGAACTTTCAAGAGGATTTGATGGATCAAGATTGCTTTTTGCTATTGCCGCAGCTCTTTCCAGTCTGCTTTGATTTCTAGCACCATTTGTTCCGCCTAATAAATCATTTGGTTTGCCAGGATCAAACTTTATTACCCCAAGCAATCTATCTACCCTTCCTCTTTCTCGCCTAACTCTAAAAGCTGTTTGAGATCCGGCCTTATTAGATAAGTTTTTGCCAATAATATCAAGCGGAGATGGTATGTATTCTCCTGGAGGATGACCATATTTTAAAGTTAGATTAGTTTCAAAGTTGCCACTATTATAATCAAATGTATGACCAATTCCTTCAACATAAAATAACATTTGTCTTTCATTTAAAAATACAACATCTCCCAATTGATAATATTCATTTCCTATGACTTTAACAGAGCCATGTACTAAATTTCTTCTCTCTCTTGTTAAAAGCATTTTAGCATAAGGAGCACATTGTGCCTCAGCACTCCAAAAGAACGGTCTATCAAAATTCTGCTCTGTTCTCCAGCCATATTGTCTCCATGTATCAAAATCTGAGCCCAAGGCGGTATAATGTGGGATACCTCCAGCAATATTACCACCCTTTCCAACAATAGGATCTGTCCCTGATACTTTTACAGAAGTAAATTTAGGAGGTTGTTCCGTAAATGATGAACTTTTTACGTGACTGTCCATAATAACAAATCTATCTTTAGACATATGCCCTAATGTGTTTCTAGTATTATCTTCTATTAATCTTCCATACAGACCATCTGGCTGGTTAATAGCATTTCTTATTCCACCAGTTGAAAGAGTCCAACTACCAGATGAAGATACTTCCCCTACATCTCTTCTTTGTTCTAAAGCTCTTCCTAAAGAGCGCAATGTCTTAGATCTTTGACTTACAAATCTCGCTATGTCAGAAACTATTTTTGAGATGTCAGTTGCGGGAGTTATTACACCATTTCTAGAAACACCAACCTTGGCCTTGGTAAAATCTTCAAAATCGCCAATAGGCTTACCTGTTAGTTTAGACAATTCCTTTACAGCATTTTCATAAGCGTCTTTACTTCCAAAATCTTTCAACTTAGCCTTAGGATCTGCTGAAGTAGATGAATAAACATTTTTTACGGAAGATCTTTGTAAATTATATTGCGCTTGGGCACTAAATAATCCAAGATTAGAAGCTTCTACAGTATTATTTTCTTTTTTAATTCTAGATAAAATCTTAGTTTTTTCTTCTTGACTAATTGCCAAGTCTTTATTAATAACTTGATTAATGTTTCCACTTTCACTAATAAATTGTATATTAACTCCATTTTTACCTAATATTGTGTTTACACTAGAGATATCTTTTTTTGCTCCCAATAATGATGCTTTTAATCTAATCCACCACTCATATCTCAAAACTTCATTAATCAAACTGGCCTCTCTGTTATCAAACAATTTTGTTAAAAACTCAGGAACCAAATTTGCTCCTGTTTGTTGACCATAATTAATCATAGCTTCAAAAACAGTTATTGGAGTTCTATTATATTGAGGAGGTCTAAATTCTAAATGACCTTGAGTATTGATAAAGAATTCAAAATTAATAATCTCAACAGCTTTTTTACATAACTGATGTACATTTTCCCATGTACTATTCCACATATTAGTTTGGCCTTTTAATCCAATGGCCATTGCTTGAATATCATAATCTTTATCATACTCATCAGAAACTATAAAGAATGTCTTATCGCGATTATATACAACATCTTCTTTTCTTTTTAATGTAGTATGAACCAAATTATCGCCAAATAGTTTCACCTTATTCTTGTCATCCAAATTGCTTTCAAAATCAAAAGCAACATCATTTCCATGAATACTAACATTATGATCTTTAGCAGCGGTTTTCCCAGAAGCAACAAGTTCATTTTCTGCTGTTTTAATTTGCCCCTCTAAATTTTTAATTTTAGCTTCTATGTTTCCAGAAAGATCTGCAGCAATTCTTGTTGGTACTTTCTGCTTTGTGGCACTTTTAGAATAAGGAGATTGTAAACTATATTTAGTATCAGTTAATTTGGCATATTCACTTCTCAGTCTAGTTAACTGAAATGATTTTTTACTTAACTGATTTTTATTTAAAATCATTTTATTAAGCTGATCTGGACTTATAGTACTTAGCTTAAATGGAACGAAATTTCCCTGAACAGAATTAATACTACCCTGAACTTCTTGTAAAACATGAAAGTAATCTTTACTATCGTTTAATAAATTATCTGGGATAAAAGCGCCAGTTCTCAAAGCACTATCAAGAAAAGAAACATAATTATAGGGTTGACCAGTAATTAAAATACTTAATATATTAGCTATATCCATATTATCAAAAGGACTATTAGAATGTAAAAAACCATGATCCCTTCTTAGTTGCTTGGCAGAAGTTTTTGATGAATCAAACTTGTTAGCTGTTGACATATTATACGCAACAGTTACAATTCCCTCTTTCCATTTATATACTAATCCTGGTACATGGTCTGCCAATATCATATTAACACCGTTAAGTCTTTTAATATCGCTAGTTAATAAATCATTTTTATTTTCTATGGCTCCAGTACCAGTTAAAGCTCCATGATGAGCATAAAGTTTAACTTTTCCACTTAATCGTTTTTTATTAGCCTCCGTTAATCTAGGTTTCCCTACTGGAAGTCCAGTAGAAACATCAGTGTCGAAATCAAAAGGAGTTAATGGATCATAAATTATTCCCTGAGTTTGATCTAATGAAGGTGCCGAATTAAATTGTGATATTTTTAACCATTCCATTTCT